GGGTCCTCCGGTGCTTTCTGGGGCTCCTGGACGGCCTCAGCGGGTGCAGGAGCGTCCTCTGTTTCCTTGGATGCCTGGGCGAGCAGGTTCGGGGACTCGACGCCCATGTACTGCTTGAACTCGTTCAGGTTTGCAAATTCGACGGTGATCTTCATGCTTTTATTTCCTCCTTGTTTGTGTTATACTGGGACTGTGTTCTATTGGGCTCCGAGGCATTAGCTCCGGGGCTCAATCTTTTTGTGCAGCCATAGGCACCACCTCCTTCACAGTCTCAGGCTCCTCAGCCTCTGTGGTTTCCACGCTTCTCAGGATCGCCCGGTAGGCCGAGCGGGCCAGCATTGTCAGGTCAATGTCTTCCATGCGCTTGTCCTCCTTAGATGGTTTTGATGGTCTGATGACCTATGCAGCCGGTCCCCCCCCCGCTCCCACACAAACCAGGAGTAGCTGGTGGCGTCGGTGCCTCGGCCGGTGAAGCTGGGGCGCTTGTGCAAGGTGTAGAGACCGCTGAGCGGGTGCTCCTGCCACCACTTGAAGCGCTTCTCGCTCTCCAGGAAGTTCGTCCGGAGCAGGAAGATCAGCAGGCCACCAGGGTGCAGCAGCTCCAGGCTCTTGTTGATGAAGTCCAGGGCCAGACTGTAGGGCGGGTTGCCTATGATGACATCGTAGCCGCAGTCGGGCTCGTAGTCGAAGAAGCTGCCGATTGTGACGTTGTCAGCCAGAGCTTCCAGGGTGCCCCGCTCCTCCGGTCGCAGCTCCACGGCGTCGATCCGGTTGTCATATCCGCCTTCCCTCAGCACTTTGACGATCTGGCCGTTGCCGGCAGAAGGCTCCAGGATGCGGTCGCCGGAGCTGATGCCGTCGAAGTTGGCCAGGAAAGCCCGGACGGTTTCCGGCGGGGTGGCATAGAAGTCATAAGCCCTGCGCTCGCAGCCTCGGTTTGTGGCGCTCATTGTGGTGCCCACCTGCTTCCTTCGCAGATGAAGTAGTCGTCGGCCGGGATGTAACTCTCCAGGACGAGAGCGGTCGGGCTGCCATCGTGGCTGCAGCAGGCGTCACAGATGTGATCGCCTTCGCCTATCGGCTGCATATTGGCGCAGGTCTCGCAGCACTTGAAGGGCTCCGGCTTGCGTTGTCTGTTCTTTCTTTCCATGTGTGTCCTCCTTTGAAAAAGTAAGCTTAGAGTTTACTTAGAATGTAAAAAAAATAGCTTCCACGGTGCTGTTGAAATAACGGGCCAGCGCCACCTTGATGTCATCAGCCGGCACTCGCTCGCCGCGCTCGTAGAAAGAGATCGCCATGGCGGTCACGCCGATGGCGTCGCCGACTTCCTTCTGGGTGCGAGATCCGCGCAGCGTGCGAAGTCTCTCCCCGATGGTCTGAGCGTCAATAGTCTTTACTGTGGCCATGCTTTGCCTCCTTCCTCGGTTTAGTCTCTGGGGTCGCGATCTGCACGTCCTTCGGGTATTGGTGCAGCGGGATGTCCTTCCTCATGGCGGCCTCCTTAGTGCTGCACCTTCTGGCTCTTGGTCTGGAGCTTCAGCCAGATCTTCATGGTGTCACGGGTGATATAAAACGATCCGCACACGGCGATGAAGTGGTCGAGGCAGGTGTGGACTACCTCGCCCTCGATGACGTACTTGGCGCCGATCCAGCAGAGCTCGAAGGCGATCAAAGTGCCCAGCAGGCAGGCGAGATAATTGGAATAATACTTGAAGCGGGTCATTGTTGTGTGTCCTCCTTTTCTTTGGTGGCAGCGAGCGCGTCGCACCACTCGATAAATGCTCGTAAAATGGGGTTGGTGTTGCCCTGGTCAGCCCAGCCGGCGAAGCCGATCCAGCCGTCAGCGTTGAAACTGATGCACTCCCGGCGCTCGAAGTAGTGGCTGTTGACGTAGAGGAAGCAGCTGATCTGGGTGCCGTTGGTCTTCCGCTTGAGGTCGATCCGGCGGCTCAGGTACATGGAGCCCATCGAGGTCTCGCAGTCCTTATTCGCCTTCTTGATGTGCTTGTTCAGCAGCATGACCAGGGCGAGGATGTCGCCCTCGGTCACGTCGGCATAGGTGAGGCCCTTGCCGGCGAAGTAGGCCCGGGCCTCGTTATTGGTGCAGACGGGGAGGATCCCCGTCTTTCTCATATATGCAGCCATCAGTCCGTCCTCCCTTACTTCCCTGCGACCAGCAGGTCGTAGAGCTTAGCTTTCAGTTGGATGACTTCGGCCTCGGCGGCCTCAGCACGACGCTGGGCCTCTCCAGCGGCGGTCGCTTCCTCATCACATCTCTGGCCATTCCAGCGGGCGGTCTCCTGGGTCTGCTTCAGCTGATCCTTCAGCCTTGCGATCTCGGCGTCCTTTTCCTCGGCGACCGCATGGGCGGCAGCATGGGCGGCCTCGTAGTCCTTCACGGCCTCGGACAGCTTGTCCTCCAGTTCTGCGACGCGCTTCTCAGCGCTGCGGGCGCGGTCAGCCATGGAGCAGGCCCAGTCGTTGTCGATGTTCTCAGCGGCCAGGTCGAAGCAGCCCTCGAAGGTGGTGGCCAGGTAGGAGTCCGGGCCCAGCTGCTCGACCATCTTCCGGATCTTCTCCAGGGTGTCGCGCTCCTGTTGTTTGGTGGCCGGGGTATTGGTGCTGGCCAGCTCTATGCTGATGATGGTGGCCGTGCTGTGACGGTAGCACTCGCCGAAGTCTTTGCGGGCCTGGCGCTCGTTGATGGCGGTGAAGTGGTCGGTGCCCTGGGTCCCGTTTTCGCGGGTAAAAATAATCTTGTAGGTGTTCATTGTGTGCCCTCCTTGCCGGTACTGTTTACCGTCGTTCTCTCTGATGTAAACTAATAGTTTACATTGACTATAATAAACTCTTAGTTTATAATTGTCAAGAGAAAAATAAACATTTTTTAGGGGGACAGAATTATGGAGTTTTCTCAGATTGTGAAATCTTTAAGATTAGAGCGTGGCTGGTCCCAGCAGGAGGTGGCCGACCGCGCTGGGTTGAATAAAATGACCATTTCCCAGTATGAGAACGGAAAGCGCAAGCCGAGCTTCGAGGTGATCGAGGCCCTGGCCGAGATCTTCCATGTCGATATGAACTACCTGCTGGGATATACTGATAAGATTGAGAAGCCGGCAGGCGATGAAACGGACCCCGCCGCCAATAAGTTTCTGGCCGTAACTCTGGCCGAGATCGACCTGATCGAAGCATACCGGCACGCCGGAGCTGAGACCCAGGCAGCGGTCAGAGCGATCCTGCACATTTAACGGGAGGACCCCGGGAAGGGAGGACGGTGCCATGCGCGGCGTCATTTATGCGAGATATTCACCAGGCCCGCACCAGACGGAGCAGTCCATTGAGGGCCAGGTTGCCGACTGCCAGCAGTATGCTGAGGAGCACGGCATTGACATCATAGAAATATATGCAGACCGGCACGTCTCTGGCAAGAGCGTCGTCGGCCGTGACGAGTTCCAGCGGATGCTGCGAGACGCGGAGAAGGGCCGCTTCGACTGCGTCCTGGTGTGGAAGATCGACCGCTTCGGTCGGGATCGCCAGGACATTGCTATGGGAAAAATGGCCTTGAAGCGGGCGGGTGTCAAGCTGATGTACGCCCGGGAGAGCGTTCCGGAGGGCCCGGAGGGAATCATCCTGGAGAGCGTGCTGGAGGGCCTGGCCGAGTATTACTCCGCCGATCTCCGCCAGAAGGTCATCAGAGGCATGAAGGAGACCGCGAAGAAGGGTCAGTATTGCGGCCAGCCTCTGCCCATCGGTTACAAGGTGGACTCCCAGCGCCACGTCGTCATTGACGAGCGCGAGGCGGCAGTTGTCCGGGAGGCGTTCAAAATGCACATAGCAGGCGCCCAGCTCCGGGACATCGTCCAGCTGTTCGCTGACCGTGGGATCATGGGCCGGCGCGGGAAGCCGGTCTCCAATGCGGTCGTCTATCGTATGCTGCGGAATGAGAAGTACCTGGGCGAGTTCTACATCCAGGACGTGAAGCTGAGCGTGGAGCCGATCATCGACCAGGCGACCTTCCTGGAAGCTGCCCAGCACTTTAAGACGAGCCGCAACAATGCGGCAGGG